AAAAACATAACGGCATTCAGGGAGAGATATTTCAATTTTTACAGATATGGAAACAATCCGTACGGCGAGTATGAACTCAAACAGGGTTCAGATAGGTCCATCATGGACAGGATAGCAGACATATGCGTGTCCATGAAGGCGGAAGATTATCTAGAACTGCCTGACGTTGTGGACAACATAATCAATGTGGAGCTTGATGCAAAAGCAAGGAAACAGTATGAGGAACTTGAAAAACAGATGATACTGGAGCTTAACAGTCTTGAAGAGATTACAGTCGCAAATGCGGCTGCACTGTCAAATAAACTTTTACAGTTGAGCAATGGTGCCGTGTATGACGAAAAAAGGGATGTGCATGAGATCCACAAATGCAAACTTGAGAGGTTCATGGAACTGGTGGAAGAACTTAACGGGAAATCGGCACTGGTGTTCTACAGTTTTAAGCATGACCTTGATAGGATGAAGGGTGCACTGGTCAAGACAGGACTCAGAGTGAGAGAACTTAAGACGGTGCAGGATGAAAAGGACTGGAACAGTGGAAAAATTGACATCCTGCTTGCACATCCCGCAAGTGCGGCATACGGGCTTAACCTGCAGGACGGAGGAAACCATGTGATATGGTTCGGACTTAACTGGAGCCTTGAACTGTACCAACAGGCAAATAAAAGACTTCACAGGCAGGGACAGAAGGAAAAGGTAATAATCCATCACCTTGTGTGCGGGAACACACGTGACGAGGACGTCATGAAGGCACTGCAGAGCAAGGGAGATATTCAGGAGGAATTACTGCAGAGTCTGAAGGCAAGAATAGAAAAATATACGGAAGGAAAGAAACAATGATAACAGTTCAGGAAGTGATTGAAATTAGAAAAATTAACAAGATACTTGATAAAATTGAATTCTGTAAGAAAAATACCACTAAAGCGGAAATAAAGCTTTTCCTGATGTCAATAGAACAGCAGTTCACACTAAAGAATTCGCTTACGGAAAAACAGATGAGTGCACTGGAGGGAATCTACGACGCAATTATGGATTATAAAGACGCTTTGTGGAACGACGTGGGTGAAGCTCATCTGAGCACATGGGGATAGGAGTGAAAAGATAATGGCTAGAAAACTAAAGACGAAAAAACTAGATAGGAAGGAAGTTAAAAAAGAAATACTGGAGAACGGGGAAGTACATATGTTCCTGTTCTCGGTGTACAAAGCTTCGGGATACTTGCTGGACAGGTTCAGGCTTTTCAATCAGCTTGGACTTAACAGATACTGTCCGGAACCAAACAGGGAGCTTGACATGAAGAAAGTTAAAATTAAAAGCATGGGCAACTATCCGATGCTTGAAAATTATGAAGGGCTTAAAAGTCTGATAGAACAGACAGTCAGGATGACATTTCTTTTCCATAGCCCTGAAATGAAGAAAAAATATAATTTTGATAAGAAAATCTACCGTGACAGGGGAATGCATGATGCACTGTACGACGGACTCAGGGAGTTATTTGACAAGCACTACAGCGAGAAATGGAAGGACGACCTTCCATGTGAAGACCCTGAAGTTGCTGAAGCTCTCACAACTTTGAAAGATATAATCGTAAATTTTAAGGTTGTACAGATGTTTACTGACAAAGACCTGGATATAGATGCGAGACTAAGGAAATATTCAAGAACTTTGATAACTAAGTTCAATAAGCATTTCCTGCCATACACAGCGGAAATTATTGAAAGTGGAAGTTAAAAAAGGAGGATAGAAAAAGAATGAAAATAGTGCTAATAAATTTACTGAAGAAAAAGATAAACATCTGTACTAAGTCAAAAAAGAAATATGAACTAAGAGACCCAAGTTACCATATATTGAGCGGGAAAATAGAAGCATATAACGAAATACTGGAATTGATGGAGGAGGAAAAGAATGAAAGCATTAAAAATGTTTGATATTGAAGAACTTTTAAAAAGACAAGCGGTACTTGACAGGAAATTTGACAAAAAAGAAACAATCAGAAAAAGAACTCCGGGAAGAACATGCGTTGCATTTCTTACTGAACTTGGAGAACTCGGACAGGAGCTTAAGAGTGACTGGAACTACTGGAAAAACCACACTAAACCAGTCGACAGAAGAAAAGCATTGGAGGAATTATCGGATTGCCTGCATTTCTATCTGAGCTACATCAATCAGCTGACTTTCAGAAACACAGGATATCACGATATTTATTTTTGGAAAGAGTTTTATCCGGATTTTGAAACAGCGTTCATAATTCTGTCAAACATGGCTGAAGAAACAGAAAATAGAATTTTCGGGGCAATGTTGAAAATAGCAGAGCATACAGGGGCAACAGAAGAAGAATTTTTACAAATACATCATGAAAAATGGCTTAAGAACATGAACGAAAGGACAAAGGGGGAATATTAATGGTAAGACTGACAGCAAAAGATATAGCGGATGAAGTGGTAAGGCAGATGAAGGCGGACAAGGATATTAATTTCAGACAGGAACTTACCCCCTTCCAGAAGACAGAGAAGTTTCTGTATAATTTAAAATTCCTGAAAGGAGCTCTCGATGTAAAGTCCAGGAAGTTAACAGGCTTAAAAAATGACCCCGTACTGCTTCAGAAAAAAGATTTAGGAGTAAACGTCCAGATAACTAAAAAATATCTTCCAGATATCGAAAAAATCGAAAATATGATAGAGAACCTCGAGGGTGAGATAGGAAAGATACAGAATGTCATAAGCAGTGTTGAAGAAGCATTGAAAAATATCGAGGACGAGAAATATTATGACGTGATTACGATGAAATATTTCGAAGAATTAACTTTCGAACATATAGCGGAAAAACTGAATATCACGGAAAGAACTGCCAAAAGGCAGAAAAATGCACTTGTCAAGAAGCTGGAAGTTCAGATATTTTCCAATGACCTGATAGCAGAACTACTAAATTATTAAAAAAAATTAATGAAAATGTCACTTTCATGTCCTTGTAATGGTTTGTCAATATGTTATAATATGGTATATTGGAAATTTAGGATTTGAGACATAACTTTGTCGAGGCGGGATCCATGGGCCATACGCCAGACTATCAGAGACAGTGTAAAAGCTGTCTTTTTTATTTATTTCAAAAACAGAATAACGGTATTATGATTCGGCAGCCGCTTAGGATTATAAGACTTTTTGTTTTTAAAATTACAGGAGGTGATTAGTATTGAATGAAATATTGATAATCAAGTCGTATCAATTGAAAATAAAAAAAAGTAGAAAAAATAAACGAGAAATATACGAGAGAATGCGATTGTTTGCTGCGGAACGATTGGCATTGAGATATAGATTAGGAGAAAAAGTAGGCAAGGATTTAGAAAAGGAATGCGTTGATGTTCTTAAAAATATCAATACTACACCTATTCAAAAAAAAGCAGCAAGAATATTACTTAATTTAAAACACGGAAAAGAAAAAACTAATGATATTATAGAAAAGTTTGCGATAGTTAATGATCGTAATGACGGATTAGTGGCACGATGGAGAAAAAAAGTTATCGAGAGAGACAAGATTTGTCAAGATTGCGGTTCGAAAAATAATTTGGAAGTCCATCACATATCTTTTTGGTCAGATGATCCTGTAAACAGAATTAATATTGATAACGGAATTACTCTTTGCAAAAAATGTCATGCTGAAAGACATCCAGAGAACTACGAATTTATAATATCGAAAGGGGCGAAAAAAAAATGAATGAAAAACAAAAAAATTTCGCCCAAGAATATATAAAGGATAAAAATGCAACTCAAGCAGCTATAAGAGCGGGATACAGCGAAAAAACCGCATATAGTATCGGACAAAGATTGTTGAAGAATGTTGAGATAAAAAATTACATCAATGATTTACTGGACGAAGTACGCAAAGAGAATATATTATCGGCTATAGAAATAGAGGAATTTCTTAGTCTAGCAATAAAAGGAAGTATCGATGAAGAAGTGATTGTAGTTGAAGGAGAAGGGGACGGAGTAAGCTCCGCAAGGAAAATAAAAAAACAAATAGGGTTGAGGGATAGAATAAAAGCTGCTGAGCTGTTAGGGAAAAGATATATGTTGTTTACCGATAAAGTCAATGTAACTGGAACTGTGCCAGTCATGATTATAGGAGAAGATGACCTTGAAGAGTGATAAGAAAGTCAGAAAAATAAAGTTACCAGAACTGGTCGGAAAAGGATATAAAGATTTTTGGAATTTCAAAGGTCGTTACCGTATTTGCAAGGGCAGCAGAGCAAGTAAGAAGAGCAAGACAACGGCTCTTTTTTTTATCCACGGAATTATGAAATACCCTGGTGCCAATTTGCTTGTTATTCGGAAAGTATTCAGAACTTTAAAAGATAGTTGCTTTACTGACTTAAAATGGGCAATAAACAGGCTTCAAGTAAAAGATTACTGGGAAGTTAAGGAAAGCCCACTCGAAATGACTTATAAGCCGACAGGACAAAAAATATTATTCAGAGGGCTTGACGATCCGATGAAAATCACGTCAATCACTGTTGAAACAGGTAATTTATGTTGGGCGTGGATTGAGGAAGCATATGAAATAATGAGTGAGGATAGTTTTAATATGCTTGATGAATCTATAAGGGGAACAATAGAGGCCCCACTATACAAACAACTCACATTGACCTTTAACCCCTGGAACGAGAGGCACTGGCTCAAAAAAAGATTTTTTGACGTTGAAGATGAAAACATAATGGCCAAGACAACGAACTACATGTGCAATGAATGGCTTGACGAAAGTGATAAGAAGCTGTTCGAGGATATGAAGAAAAATAATCCACGGCGTTATCAGGTCGCCGGGCTTGGAAACTGGGGAATAATTGAGGGGCTAGTGTATGAGAATTGGGAAGAAAAAGAATTTGACTGGAGAGAAATTTTAAATAAGAGAAGAAAGGCGAAGGCAGAATTTGGGTTGGATTTCGGGTATACCAATGACCCTGCTGCTTTTTTTTGTGGGGTAGTGGATATGGAACAAAAAGAAATTTATGTTTTTGACGAAATATACCAGAAAGGAATGCAGAACACAGCTATTTATAACAATATAGAAAAACTAGGATTCAGGAAGGAAATTATAACTGCCGACAGTGCAGAACCAAAGAGTATAGAACAATTAAGAGGTTTAGGGCTTCACAGGATTAAAGCATCTAAAAAAGGAAAAGACAGTATTAACGCAGGAATACAGTTTATTCAGGATTTTAAAATTTTTATCCATCCGAGATGTGCAAATTTCATAACGGAAATAAGTAATTACAGCTGGGACAAGGATAAATTCGGAGAGGCAATAAATAAACCGATAGACGATTTTAACCATCTGATGGATGCCATGAGATACGCACTTGAGGATCATATGAGAAACAACCGGATGACTACGATAAATAAAAATATACTGGGGGTGAGATAGGTGCAAATAACAGTATTGGAAAAAGCACTATGGGATTTTTTAGTGAAAGACTTAATAAGATTGCAGAAACTGGAAGATTATTATACAGGAAAACACAAAATATTGGAAAAGCCTAACAGACTGAAAGAAAAACAGGACAGCAAGCTTATCCACAATTTCCCAAGTTATATAACCACAATAGCGACTGCTTATTTTATTGGAAAAAGTATAAATTACAAGCTGTTAAAAGAAAATCTGATAAATGAATATGAGATGGTCGGAAAATATTTAGCTACGGAGGAGGAACAGCAATGCAACTTTGAACATGCGGAAAACTGTTCGATTTTCGGATGTTCATACGAATTATGGTATAAAAATATAGATAATACGATAAACTTTAAGGTATTGGATCCTCGAGATGTATTTGTCATAAGGGATAACACAATAGACAAAAACATTAAATATGCAGTCCGTTGGAGCAGAGAGAAAAACGAAAATAGCGAGTATGTATATACTTTGGAGATTTACGACGAAAAAACTGTGACTGCCAGCACATTCACTTCCGTGATGGATTACAAAGGGGTAATATTGAGACCTCAGGCACAGGGAGAAACCAGACTGCATGGATTTAACCGGGTACCACTTATTGAATTTGCTAACAACAAGCGGAAACTGGGAGACTTTGAAAAAGTA